GTCCCAAAGTATTTGGGGTCGTACTTCCCTACCCCATCGGCCATTTTCGAGAAGGTCACAAAGGAGTTGCTTCCCCGCGTTCCCAGCGTCCCCTGGTATGCCGTCCAGTTGTATTTGGACTCCATGCCCACGGCGTCGAGCTTGGTGAAGGTGATCTTCTTGTTGGTTCTGTCCTGGATAACCTTGTGCACTGAGTTGAAGGTCTGGGACATAAAGAGCATGTCCATACCGCGATGGCCATGCTCGGCAACGAGGTTGCACATCTCCTCGGGAGGACGCTTGCGCCCACTCGGCCAGAACTTGTGCGCTTCGTCCAGGATAACCAGGGCGTTATCCCTCACGAACTTCCAGCACTCACTGGCCTGCTCTGTGGTCAGCTCAACAAGCAGCTCTTTGCAGCGCTCCACATCGATGCCAGCAAGACCGGCGATCTTCTCGTGGTCGAGGCCGTACAGATAGGCATCAACGGCCCGCCCCTTAGCGAGGGCGGGTATGAGGTGCTTCTCCATGCTCTCATAGGACTTGCCAGAGCGAGGCATACCCTCGTGGAAGAAAATCATTTACCACTGTCCCAGGGTGAACAGCTTGCGCAGGAACAGGAACGCATAAGCGCCCCCGACCATAAGCAGCCCTTGGGCAAGGCCAATCTGGGCCAAGTAATACAGCGCCAGCTGCGGGAAGCCCGAGAACGAGTCGCCTAGTGAGCCCGACATGAAGCCGGGCAGTTCAAGGGATGAAAACAGGGCGTAGATACCGTCCAGGAACAACTGGAACAGGTCGAGCACCAGATCCTTTATCCATGTAACCACGGTGGTGACCAGGTCAATCAACCAGGCCAGCACCGCATTGATGATCGAGTAGAGCCAATCCATTAACTCTTGCATGTTAACCTCCGTTACCTACGGCGATACGCCAAGCGAGAAAGCCGAATACCATCATCACGACAGCTCTGATGTACGGCATCATATTGAGCACAGCGGACGAGCAGAACGCATCAAACTGGAACGTGGTGGTGGCACCAAACAGCGAGAATGATCCCGAGTAAGTCGGGCAGGTGCTGCCCCCGAAGTTGGCAGTGAAGAAGCTGGACGGGGCCGAGAAGATAGGCAGTGCCTTGAACCGGCTGGCGTTGCCCTCAAGGACAGTGCCAAAGTTGCGAGTGCCCCAGTCATTGGCCTTGTGCATATCCTTAGCGTTGGGTTCAATCTTCGTCCCAGGCTTAACCGGCGGCTTGGGGTCTTCCGTCTGTTTGTCCAGCTTGTCGGAGATGTCCTGCAGGGTCTTGTTACCATCCTTGATAGCGTTGGCGGTCTGCAGCTGGCCAATGGATGCACCGGCACCGGCGCCTTGACTGCCTTGCTTGATAGCACCCTGAATGTCCTTACCAACCCCCTCAATCAGCTTGCCCATGGCGGCGTTCTGGTCGCTCATGGCCTTGATCTCTTTGTTGCTGGTCTCAGCGAGCTTGTTCACCACATCGTTGAGGGAGGATGTGCCGGTTGCGCCGGATGTCTGGTTGCTTGAGGCACCACTCGCCGCATTCTGCAGCTGGTTCTGGGCAGCATTGGTGGCATCAGAAGAGGTAGGCGGGTTGTTGGGCTGGATCACCTGCCCCTCGCCTTCTGCAGGGAACTTAACGGGGCACTCGGCACCGGTGAACTGGATGGTACCGAACTGCTCGAACGTGTTCGCGTTGCCAACTGTTACGCCGGACGATGTGACAGAGCAGAGGCCGTAACAAAGCACCGTTTGACTAGGGAGGAATGCTTGGTTGTAGGCCATGTTTTCGCGAATCTGACCAGCAACAGAGCTGCAGTTAGGCTTGCAGGTCTCAGCGCCGGTTGTCGAGTCCATGAATAGCTGTTCGCCAATCTTGCAGCTGACGGGCTTTTTCTCACAGACCTGCTGACCATTAAGATCCTTTGGGCCAACAGTAAAAAGCGGCTTGCCGTCAGGAGGGCAGACATATTTAGTCTGCTTACGAGCGGGGAGCTGCACATAACCGCCAACGTCTGCGCCATCGGATGCGCGCACGAACCTCAGACGATAGACACTATAGATAAAGAACCAGTCGCCGGATGGCTTCATATCGGGGTTGCGGGCCTGATACCAGTCTCGGCAGGAGTCTGGCGTATAAGAAGCGCCGCCAGGTGCAGAGCCGTAACCAGCACCAGAACACTCGGCCGGTGAGGATGTATCCTGTACTTCTTTAGATTGGGCAGGTATCCACTCAGCCGCGAACGCGGAGATCCCCCACCCCAGCACGAACAGCCAAAACAGAGCGACCAGTCCCCACCGGATCGTTTTCTTGAGGATCAAAAAAGGGTTCCTGACGATGAACCAGAGAACCCTTCCAAGTTTGCGAGCAAGCCAGCTGGCATGCGGTCTAATGTCCACTATCTAGCCCCCTGATGATGGCGGAGGCAGTGGCAATCCCAAAGACAAAAAACAGTGGAACCCAGACCATAGTTGCCTCCGCAAGTTAGAGGGGGGAGAACTGGCCTCCCCCTGGTTGTCATCAATCAACGGCCAAACATCGCCATGACTTTGCGGAACGCCCACTTACCCGCAGTCGGGGCAATCTGGATGCCGACCACAGCGGCCACACCGGCCAACACTGCTTCACCGGTAACAAAGCCGGTGATGGCGGAAAAATCCAGACCTGCAGCGTTAGCAGAGCCAGAGGACAGGGCCACAGCTACAGCAGCGGGGGCAAACTTAACCAGGTTACGGATTTTCATGATTAGCTTCCTTTCGAATCGTTTCTGAACATCGATAGAACCACTCCAAAGGCCCACCCGATGGCGTAACCGAGAAGTGGAGTTGTAATACCAACCCCGAAGGCCATGGTTATCTCATGCGCCCAAGGGGAAGGATCCAGCAGCAAAGCCGCCCATGCGTTGTCGGCAGCTTGCACGAGGTACAAACCAGTGCTGCAGGTAGTGCCATCGGCTGACGCGATGACCTGGATACTTCCATCTTCCAGTACCTGCACGCACTGCATATCAGGATGCCTTGCTAGAGGTAGCCGCAGACTGGCTAACCGGTTTCCAGCCGACCACAACGAGCTTCGTCTGCTTCATGCTGAATTGCGGGGCCATAGTGACCTCAATGAAGCCAGGGAGCACACCACCGGCCCGAGCTGCAGAGTGCAGATCCTTGGCCAGCTTGTTGCCGTTCTGGGTGTCCAGCGGCAGCTTGCCGATGTTCACACCGGCGAAACCGGAATCAATCTGCAGTTCGTCTTCGACAACGTGCATATTTGCCCAATCAAAGCCCTCTTGCCCTTGCTCATCCATGCGACCGAAGCGCACCTGCAGGGCGTTAACAACCATGGTCATTCCTGACATATCATTTCCTCGCTTTTGATAGTGCGGCCCCGTGAGTCGGTGGCCTGATGCGCCCAGTACCAAAGCCGGTCGAGCCGAGCCTTGATGTGGCGAATACGTTCACGCAGCGCGATAGCCTGCGGGATTTTCTCGTGGTCTTGTTCGGCGTCGGCCAGCTCAGAGCGGAGGGCATCGAGCACGATAGAAAGCTTCTTATGCTCGGTGTCAGCGTATGACCGGGCATCAAATTCAGTGGACTTCGGAGCCCCCAGGTAGTCGGCAAAATCGATGGCCAATTGCTCATCGTCATAGTCGGGGGTCTGCTCAGGTTCGGGGAGCTTGTTGTCTGCGCGGTACTGGGTAACGTTGCCGCGAACGAGCTCAAACGTGCCATCGTCAAAGACAGCGAGGTGCAACTGTTCGCCACCCATGCCACCAAGATCACCATTGAGACGAATCGGACGACCGGCGATAAGGTGAGACACACAGGAACCGGCAACATCAAGCGGCAGGCCAGAGACCTTACTCACCTCTTTGGCTATCAGCTGCTCGCGGGATTCGCCGAGTGCCTGGACGAAGCCTTTGCCGAACTTGCTACCAATGCTCGACATATCACCAGCTGAATCAAGCACGGTGCCCACTGGCTCGACATAGTTCGTAGGGCGCTGGTTGTTGAAATCCACCTTGATCAGGTGCAGCAGCTTAACGGTCTTCTTGGCGCGGAGGTTCTGCATCTGAGCCTTAGTGACACCCACATCCATCAGAGCCTTGACCGAGTCATAAAACGAGCTGGACGCCGTGAGGCGCTTGACCTTGTCCCAGCCATCAGTGGCCAGAGAGCGGTAAAACATCATCAGCCGGTCGGCACGTGTGTAGTTCCACTTGTCGGTAAAAGACCCGTCAGGGTTTGAAATCTGTTTACACCTTCCATATGAATCGCGCAGCTTCTCTTGAACCTTGGCGTCTTGAGTCAGCTGCACCTTGCTATCACCCAAGGCGGTCATCATGTCGCTGAACATGTCACGCCATGCCCACTCGCAGAAACTCATACCCTCGCGCTTCTCGAACTCAGAGACAAAGCTCAGGAACTGCCACACGTTGCGCGGGATCTGCTTCTTCTCGAACCAACGAGTGAACCCCCTGCCCTCAAGACGAAGACGATGCTGCGCGAACTCCTTAAGCTCAGGGGACTGCATAGCCTTGATAACGGAGTCATAGCGGGAGGTCTTTTCTTTACGGGCTGCAGCCTGCAGGTTCTTAAGCTGGTGTTCCATTTCGTAGTCTTTGGCATAGACCACGAGAACGTGGCAACGACCGGCATCCTGCTGGTCTTGACTACGGCGGTTGAAGTAGATGGTAGAGGCATAATCGGCCTCTTTGGATGGGCGCATATGGCGGTGAGACAACTGGCCGATGGCGCTCAGGCAGTTGGCCATTGTCTCAGAATCAGGGAGCTGGATGCTGTATGTGCAGTCTACGCGGCGTATGTGAGCAGAGCCGAAGTCAAGCATTTCAGCGACTCGGGGCAGGGCTCGAGTGAAAGCCGCGATAAGTTCGAGGATGCCAGTAGAAGCACAGTCTGGCCCGAACACGTTGTGACCCTGCAGCAACTTAGCCGGTGACCCTTTGATAGCAATGCAAGGCCAACTTCTATTGAGCTGGGCTTGATGGAGCTTGCAGGTAATGTCAGTGAAGCTTGAAGGGACTGACTCCCAGGGATGGTACAGGTCATGAAGTTTCCCCTCAGGGTCAATTGAGAAGTCGACTCTCTTCGAGCCCAGTCTTAAGCCACGGCGCCCACACTCTTCGAGATCCACGATTCCAACGATATCGGACGCACCAGCGCCTATGCGCTGCACAGTGCAGAAACGTTGTTGGAACGGAATGTGGATTTCCCAGAAGTCGTACATAAGCTCATCCATGCAACTTTATGAGGTCAAATATACAACCGCCTGCGCATGCGTGCAACTGCTTGGGGTAAAATGTGCATATGTGAGATCAAAGGAATCAGTAATGGAGCACATAGGGCACAAC